TGTTTGCAATCGCTTCCGCCTCGGTCTTGCCAGAGGAGACAGCAGTCGTTCCATCGGCCTTGCGGTACGTCACCGTCACCAGAGCCACCGTCTTGAACTTGCTAACCTTCAGAATCGCAATCTCGTTTTGCATGGACACACTATGGGCTAGAACTCGGTGGCCGTCAACTCTTTCAGATACTTTTTTTCACTTTTTTTTGTTCACCTGGACGCATACACTTGGCACACAACCTGCATGCAGCACATACCGTGCCAACCCCCCCATTTTTCAAAAAATTTTGGACTTGACTTTTGCCAAGCAGGGGGGAGGGGATTAATATCATTCTCCCCGAATAAAAGAATTGCTTTTATATATAGATATCATTCTCCCCAACTAAAAATACTCCTTTACATATATAACTGCTTTATTCTCTCCTAATTAAAATAATATACATACCCCCCTATTTTTAAAAAAATAAAGAAAAAGGTATTTTCTATATTCTTTGATGGGTAAAAAATACGATAGTCGTATTTTCGAGAAACCGCCTATTACATATACTAATTTTAATATATATGTATATTTTTGTTATAATACTCTAATTACATAAAATGAAATCAAAAAAAGCTGATGAGTCTGCAAAAGTATCTCAAAGAGAAAAAATCAAAGACTCTTTAAGTGTGCGATCATTAAAATGGACTGAAAAGCAAAAGCAATTTATTGAATTAGCTACAAATAAAGACACTCGTATTATATTTGTTAATGGCCCCGCTGGTACTTCAAAGAGTATTATTGCCACTTATGTTTCATTATTGTTACTAAATGAGAAAAAAGTCTCTGATATTATATACATTCGTTCTGCGGTAGAAAGTAGCGATAGCAAGATTGGGTTCTTGCCGGGAGATGCAAGTGAGAAGCTACAGTTCTACAATTTGCCATTTTTGGAAAAGTTGGATGAACTATTACCTCGCGCCGAAGTTGACAAGTTGGAAAAAGACGAGCGGATTTCAATGTATCCAATTAATTATTCTCGCGGTATGAGTTGGGCGGCAAAGTCTATTATCCTCGACGAATGTCAAAACAGTACAAAAAAAGAAATAGTTACAGTTCTTACTCGTCTAGGTGAATTTAGCCGTTGTTTCGTTCTTGCCGATCCTATGCAAACAGATTTGCCGCTAAATAAAGCTGGCGGCTTTGAAGATTTATTCCATTTATTCTCTGATGAAGATAGTAAAGCTATGGGAATACATACATTCACATTTGATGAAGAAGACATTGTAAGGTCGAAAATAGTTAAGTTTATCGTTAATAAACTAAAATCTTCTAAATAAATGTAATATAATAATATATGAAGATATACTGCCAAAAATGTGGGTCGCCGCACGAATCTAACAACAAGCCGAATTTCTGCTTTAATTGTGGCAACCCTTTTAATTCAAAGGCCGCAGCAGCTTCAAGTGTACAAAATAAGCCAGCGCCAAAAGCTACGCGCCCACAATATCGCGCCCCAATTGTAGAAGATGATTATGATGAAGATGAAGATGGTGCGCCAATTGATACAGATTTGGCATTTAGTGCTTCTAAATTAGACGTTGAAATTGAAAAAGATCATGGCCCCAAAGTAAAAATAGAAAATGTCATTGGATCTTCAACAGGCGGCGAAACATTTCAAAGAAGCAATGAAGGCGGCGGATATTCTATGGATGACTTTAGAAGAGAAGCAGGTTCGATTAAAAACCAATAATGAAAAAGAAAAAGTCATCACCTTCTTTTGAAGAGTCGATAAGTATAATCGACAACGAAATAAGTAAAAGAAGGAATAAATGGAATCTATCCAGCTTAACTTGGATAGATTTCGATGACGTTTCGCAGATCATTCGTATTCACATATACAAAAAGTGGCATCTTTATAATCCGAAAAAGCCATTAGCTCCTTGGGTAAATAGAATAATATCTAATCAGATAAAGAATTTAATCCGCAATAATTATCTGAATTTTATTAAACCTTGCGCCCAATGTCCCGAAGCTGAACCTGATGAAGGATGTAAGAAGTTTGGAAAACAATGCTCAAATTGTCCATTATATAAAGAATGGGAGAAAAATAAGAAACATGCGTATAATTTAAATATGCCTGTGTCTTTTGAGTCTTTAGAAAATTGTGTTGATACAAGTTATAGAGATTCTATTGATATTGATAAGTTTAAATTGGACTTAGATCAGAAAATGAAAAAGTTTTTGAAGCCTTTAGAATGGAAGTTGTATGAAATGTTGTATATAAAGAAAATGACGGAAAAACAAGCGGCGAAAAAGATGGGCTATAAGAGTACAGAGGAAAATAGAAATCCTGGATATAAGCAGATAAAGAACATGCAAAAAGCTATTATCAAGAAGATAAAGATAAATATCCATAACGGCGGAATAGACGTTTATTAATATGTTAACAGAAGAACAGCAAAATATTATCGTTAACGAATGGAACAATCGTCCTGATGATCCTCCTTCTTTGATAGAATTAATTAGATTAGCATATCCAAATTCTCCTGATTTAGATGGCCGTTGTAAAGAAGGTAAATATGTTCAAGCGTTTCTAGCAAAAAGAAGTCTAAAAGCTAGAGGCACTCATGAATACAAGTCTAAAAAAGCGCCAGATTTAACAGACGAAAATAAACAGTTCATTTTAAATAACGCCAAAACAATGAAGGCGTTAGAAATAACACGAATCATATTTGATAATCCTACATTGTCGAATTTGAACAATGAAACTAGAATTGTCGCCAAATTTATTTCTGAGAATATGCTTCCAGAAGAAATTTACAAAGAACAAGAAGAAATCGCGCAAGAAGATTATGTATCTCCTCGTTCTTTAGACAAAGCGATCAATAAAGTTAATAGATATGTATATGATTTAAATTTAAAGCGCGAAAGTTTAAACTCTAGACATAAAAAAGATTTAGAATGCCTATTAAAGTATATCAATACTTATAGATTCGTGCATCAAATTAATTCTTATGACAGTAATGTTGATAGAGATCTTTTTGAAAGCTCTTTTGTTCGTTATACATACGACAAAAACGATCTTACAGAAGAAGAAGTAGATCAATATATTATATTGTCTTCTGAAGTTGTTATTGCTTCTAGTATTCAACGAAGAGTAGAAAAGTTGCAGAGATTATTAGAAGGAGCCGCAGATAACGACGCTAGAATTTCAATGGGTCTTGTCGAATCTATTAATACGGCGCAGCAAGAATATAATCAATGCGTCAGTCGTCAACAAAAACTTGTTAATGATCTAAAAACAAAACGTTCTGATAGATTAGGCAGTCAAATCAAGCAAAATGCTAGTATCGTAAATCTTATTCAAGCTTGGAAAGAAGAAGAGTCTAGAGTAAAGATGATCAAATTAGCAGAAATGCGAAAGAGAACGTTGGACGAAGAAATTACAAAGTTAGAAGGTATGGACGAATTAAAGTGCCGTATACTAGGCATTTCTAAACAGGAGATATTAAATGGTTAATTGTAAATTCTGTAATAAAGATTTTGATAATGACAAAAGTTTACACGCTCATTTAAAATCTCATAAAATCTCAGTATCAGATTACTATCAGCATTATTATCCTCGTAAGGATTTATTAACTGGTGAGGTTATTGAGTTCAAGAATAAAGATCAATATTTTGAGTCTGACTTTAATTCAAAGATAAACTTTAAAAAGTGGGCGAAGTCTTCAGACCCTAAGATAGTTGGAGATTATTGTAAAGGATTGTTGCAAAAACGCCAAGAGAAAAAGAAATCTATATATCCATTTTCTCAAGTTGAGTTAAAGTCTTCTGGAATTCCTAGTATTAACTTTTTAGAAACTGTTATTGGTGATTATTATGATTACTGTGATAATAACGGCTTTGAAAAGAAGTTTTTAAATCCAAAAGACTTATTTTTAATTGACAACATAGTTGATAACTATTGCATTTATGTAGATACAAGAGAGCAAAAGCCTTTAGAGTTTCCTAGATTAACTCAAGTAAAGAAGTTAGACTTCGGAGATTATTGTTTCGAGAATTTAGACATATCTGGAAATACTTTTATCGAAAGAAAGTCGTTAAAAGATTTTATTGGAACTTTGGCCGCAGGATACGATAGATTTTGCCGGGAGATAGAAAGAGCCGCAGAGAACAATAGCTCTATTGTTGTGGTAGTTGAGAATGATTTGGCAACGTGTTTAAGATTTAACTATCTTCCGTATATAGCTAGAAATACAAAAGTAAATCCTGATTTTATATTTCATAAAGTTCGGACGTTAATGACTACATATAAGAACGTGCAGTTTTTATTTGTAGATGGTCGAGAAGAATGCGTAAGAGTAATAGAGAAAATCTTTGTTAATAAAGATATATCATTAAATTACGATCTTCAGTTATTATATGATATAAAGAAGTTATGATTTACTGTCCCGATAAATATAAAGCAGAATTTCCTGATTTAAATGAAGAGTATAAACTTCTTAAAGGAGAACTTGATGATAAAGAAGCTCGTATTACTCTTGCTAAATTTCTAAGAAACAATATTGGATTTACAACTGAGTTATTGTCAGGAATAAAACTCGCGCCGTACCAAGAGATGATTCTCAAAGGTATGATGAATCGCAATTTCTGCATGAATGTTCTTGGTCGTGGTTGCGGTAAGACATTCCTTGGCGGCGTATTTTGTTTTTTGCAATGTGTATTTGAGCCTAATACTAAAATTCTAATTGCTGGACCAACTTTTAGAACTGCGCGTTTTATTTTTAATTATTTAGAGAAGATCGTTGATTCAAAAGGCGGCGAACTTCTTCAACAAGCTTTTGGCGTGAAAGCTAAACGTAACGATCAATATGAATGGCAAATTAATGGAGGTTCCATTACTGCCATTCCTCTCAACGGAGAAAAGATTCGTGGTTTTCGCGCCAATATCCTTTTATTAGACGAATATCTACTGCTCCCAGAAGATATTATTAAAAATGTATTGATGCCATTCCTTGTCGCTCCTCAAAACATGAAAGAGCGTATGGAAATACGAGAAATTGAAGACAAGTTGATTAAAGATGGACTCATGAAAGAAGAAGAAAGAATGGTATTTCCAAATACTTCAAAAATGATTGCTCTTTCTTCAGCTTCTTTTACATTTGAGAATTTATATAAAACTTATAAAGAATGGAATGACAAAATTTATTCCAACGAAGAGAACGACGCTAAATACTTTATAGCTCAAATGAGTTATGAAGCTTTGCCTAAACACATGATTGATAATACCG